CGGCCAGACCAAGATTTCAATAGTATTAACATCTTTTGTTTCCACAATATAGCCAAGCCACAAGAATAGTACAAGGGCTACTTCACGTTTATATGTCTTAGGTTTCATCGTCCTGCCATAGCCTCTACAGCAGTTCTGATAGCTTTAATATTCTCATCCATACGTGCTGATGTTACAGCTTGCTGTTGAACAATCTGAGATAGGGTCTCTGTTTTAGTCTCAAGTTTAATGATGCTAACTCTGTTAGATTCTACTGAACTGTTAAGGGCTGATACAAACCAGATAAGTGCGACAGTCTGCATTGCAATAGCAAACACCAAGGTCACTGGTACGGTCTTAGATAAGTGCCAAGGTTCTGTAATCATTTTGGGTAAGTCTTTCTGTCTAACTCAAAGTGTGGTGCATCATAGAAGCTCTTCCAGTCACCACCCCATACGATGGGAATGTCAAGCTCTTCTGCTGCTGTCTTCATGGCTTCTGATACGACCTCAAAGCGTTCAAGGTCATTCCAGTCTACAGGCCAAGGAACCATGTCAACTGCATGGCCTGTAATATGTCGTGAGTTCATGGTAGTTGACTTACCAGCTTTATAAAGCTCACGTTGACGGTTAATGTTACGGATACCTTCGATCACAGTGAAGTCTTGTTCTGTGATACTGATGGCAAGTTTAACGACAGCAACAAGATCAGGATGGACACCTGACAGGTTCTGTAGGCTACGTGTTCCTAGTTTATATGACATTTATTTATTACCTTCCCCCTTAAGGTTGTATTAAGTGTTAGCAGAAAACAGAGAAGAAGCAGTTACTTGGGTCGATAACGGCTGAACCCCTGTTACCAATCTGCATTGTAAAACCTGAGGTACTCCTTGTCTTTATATCAGCTATGCCGTATTCATTGTCATTGCATGTAGCAATTACAGAGTAGCTGGATACAGGCATTGATACGGAGAAACCTACAGTGTAACTACCAACACCAGTTCTTGTAATAGAACTCACATTACCCTGCTGCGAGATATTACCTGTGGAACCTACAAAAGAGGCAAATGCCCTAGCACCAAAGTACGGTGCAGAGCCAGACGTAGTCGTCACTGGATTCAAAGCTTCGATAGCTAACCTAATCCTGTTTGGGGACACAAGGCTATTTAGTGTACTTGTCCCTGCTTGCCATGTAGCATTAGTTTGATTGCCAAGAAGACCCGTTTGACTACCACTTGTGTTGACAATATCTGTATTATCCTCAAGAGCTAGTTGGTTGGTTGTCTGGTTAAAGTATGCAAATCTAATCCAAGCTGAGTCAGCTTCGTTACGAACCCATAACCAATTTGTATCTGTCTCATACCACAACATATTAGCAAAGGTAGTTGTAGGGGCCTCTGTACCAGACGACAAACTTGCAAGAGCGCCCAGAGCATTGTTAAGGTCTAACCTAGTTGCTGATGCCGTTTGGTTGGCAATATTAAAATCGTGTTGGCTCATGTGTTCCTCACATTAAAATTCTACTGTTGCACTCAGGTTGAAGATCCTTGGAGTGTAATTTGTGTTATTACTACCTAACACGGCCTTAAACTTAAAGGCACTTCCTACCAAATAACCACCATTGGCAAGTGTCCATGGACCCCACACTGGAGATACGTTAGGGTCATCTTCTGTCGCCGCTGCATAGACTGTAACATTAACATCACCCCAGTTAGCATCTTCGTCTGTCCAATCATCAAATAGGTCAGGCCAAGTATCAAAGTTTTGAGGAATAGCATCCCACAACAAAGTGCCATCGTGATAATGACGATTAAAGGTTCTAAAACCTGTAATACGACAATTCTTTGAACCAGAGTTTGTTTCAGCAAAAGAATTAAATTCGTAAGTACCCGTTGGGTTAGCTGCACTTGTATCGTCAATCTCTATACTGGAACCGTCTAAGATTATGTTGGTCTTGCTTCCAGAGAAAGTTGGGTCTTCTGTTAAAGTAATTGTAACACCAAGTGAAGGTATTTCAGTAGGTAAAATAACAGTGGATGTTGGCGTTACACTGTAGTTTCCTTCTTTGTCGTAAGCACGGATAAAGAATGTACCACTTCTTGCTGGCAAGGCTACTGAGGTACTTGGGCGAGCTACTTTATCAATTACTGTCGAAGATGTACCCCATGTAGCACCTACAGTAGTTGAGTTGTGTTTAATTTCATAATAACTAAGGTCCGCATCAGGAATAGCTTCCCAAGACAAGAAGAGGGAGCCGCCTGATAATTCATAGTCAAAACCAGTTACATCAGACGGGTCACCAAGCCAAGGGTTAACCTCTACGTTTAAAACATCTTCCCACTCACCCTTAACACCAAAGGTATTTATACCCCTAGCCCTAAAGTCATAAAAACTTGTCTCTAAATCAAGTGCTTCATACTCTCCGATAGGCCCAGTGCCTAACTTTTTCCATACTGATTTAGAGGTAAGTTTAAATTCAACTTCTACTCTATCAAGATAGACATCATCTGTTGCTGTAATATTAAGAGTTGCTACGTTAGTAATTTTTTCATTAACAAGTTGTGCTGTAATACTTACTGGGACTGTAATACCGACAGGCTCAACATAAAAAGGAGAAGGTAGGTTAGTGTTATCTTTCTCATACACAATACCATCTGCAACTTCATCGAAGACACTCTCTGCTGTCTCTCTGAGAGTCATCTGTGTTTGTAAATCTAGACCATCTGTTAGACCAAAGTTCCAAGAGACGACCTCAAAAGGTTTGTTAGTCCACCCAAAACGAGAGTTAGTGATCCTAACATTGTCGCCAATCTGTAGACCCAAGGTACGAAGACCAAAGGAGGCATTGATAGTAAGTTGTTGACGATTACGCTCAAGTGTGATTAGGGCTAGACGACGGGCTTCGATAGAAGTGTCTGTGAATGACAAGTTGACATCAGCTACAGATTCCTGACCACCATCAGCGGTAACAAAGGCAGCTTTAGTCCTTTGTGGATAATCTGTTACCTGCCAGTTACTCTCTTCACCACGGAATGTACCTTTAATAGTGTTAAAGTTGTCCCTGCGAGAGTGACGAGTTGATACAGCGACACTAGAACGGAAGTCATCTTCAGTAAGGTCCATGACGGGGGCAGTCCAGTAAGCTGGCTTCATACGCCATTTACCTTGAGCATACCACATTGTACCGCCCATAGAGGTGAGCAAGTTACTGATTGTATCGTATGGAGTTGAACCTGTAGTAAAGGAACCGTTACAAGTATAACGCTTTGTACCAGCAATGGTATCCGTATCATTACAAACCGCTACAGCGGCATTAACCAAGTCATCATCAATGTTAGCTTCTATCTCACCAAGGCCATAGCCTGTAGTAGTAAGGTAGTCCCGTAGGCACAGGGCAGGGTTATCAGACCAAGCTGTAAGTCCTGTAGATGGGTTCTTGACCTTCTTGCCTTTTACTGTTGCTGTAAAGACTGGGATACCATTTGGAAAAGAGTCTTGGTCGTATTCCATTTGGATATACATATAGGCAATACCACGAAGCCTATGTTGATATGTCCACTTACTTGAAGCAAGGATCAAAGCACCATCAGCCGACTGGTCAGGAGAACCAAGATGTGTATTAACACGAACAAGAGAACATTTATTATCATAAACTGCGTTTGGTTGGTTCACAAGGTCCGAGGGTTTTGCTTCCCTTGAGTATTGAGAGGGGCTAATTACATACCCATACTCATTAAGCGTGACAATCTCATCATTAAGGTAAATGTCCTCAAAGGATTCAATCTCGTGACCAGCGACACCAATAATACGGTGTAGATACTTGTTATTGGAACCTGTAGTCTCATCAAAGAGAATAGCACCACCAACTTTGACTTTACCATAGATGATCTGGTGGTCTACTGCTGTTCCACCTGTGTTAGTCTGATACCCACGGTCTGAACCTGCGGAGGAAGGCTTTGGGGATAAAGCCCCTAATAAAGCATTAACCCCAAACGAAACAAGAAGCTGTCCAGCAAGTCCAGCCGAAGCAAGCCACACACCCGCAGCCGCAAAAAGACTAGCTCCCCCAGAGTATGCAGCTACAGCAACAGTTAAAGCAGTAAAGACAGCCATTATAAAACCTTCTCGTATTTTGTTTCAATCTTAGAATAACCAAGTCTAGACATAAGGGGGTCTATCGGGTTCATCTCTGTCGTAGTAACGTGTAAGCTCTTAAAGCCATCTTTTCTTACGCAGTCTTCAGCAAACTTGAATAGCTTGTAGCCCGTAAGACCTACACGGTATTCTTTATCTAAAAAGATAACGTCTGCAACTGCAAGGACAGAACCTTTTGAGTGAAGGTCGGGTGTGACAACAACAACAAAGTAACCAACCAAAGTTAAATCATCTCTACAAGTAAAGATCATTAGTGACCCTTGATCCTCTAGGATACCATAAATATCCCAGTCTGGGTTAAGGTCTCTTAGTTCTTTGTTATGTTCAATCTCTTCATAGTCTTTCTGAAGAAGGTCACCAACATCATCTTTAAAGGTATTTAGAAACTCTTGTTGATATTTAAGAGGCACTCTTCTTACCCCAAGTTAGGGGCCTATCCTGCATATCTTCAAGGAACTCTAATCCTTTGTCGCCAGAATAAACACTCTTCTGATATGCAGAAGTAAAACGTGCTACCCTAGCCCTTTCAAGATCAATCAGTCTGTTCTCAACCTTAAGCTCAATAGTAGATGTCTCAGGACCATCCTCAATGTTCATCTGATCCATGTAACCTGAGAACAACTGGTTAAAGATATTCTCACCACTAATACCAAAGTAGATGTTACACACACGGCCCTGATAAGGCTCACTGAGAGCTAAAGATAAGATTTCCGATGGAACACCGCTTAGTGTAAGAGTAGCCCCTCTAACAGACATCTCAGCCGTCTCTTCAATGTCGGATATTGCAAGTAAGTTACCCGCACCAACCCAATCATTAACACCATCATTAAATGTCCCT